AGGAAACAAAATGCTGCGACCCGCTACCTACTCAACAGAAAACCCGCCCGTCCAAATCGACAACATCGAACTGGCCGAGTACGTCAAAAGCCTGCGCCGAAGAATCGAAGTGCAAAACGACCTCCTCGAAGCCCTGGCCAAGGAAGTCAAGAAGTACAAGGACGAGGTCGAGAAACTCGCCCTGGACTTAGGGATCAAGGACGGCGGCCCCGGCGTAGGCTGGACGCCTGTCAACAAAACGGACCGCCCATGAGCCCCGAACTCACCGAAGACCTCCTGCGCGAGCTGGCCAACACCGCACACATGGCCCAAGTGGTCTGCCTCACCATAGACGGCGTCAAAGTGATGCTGCTGGGGCCCGTGCTCCACGTGCCCACCGCCGGCATCTACGTCGGAAATGTCCAAGAAATCGAGTTCGGTGAACTGGTGCCCGCCCACCTGGCCGCCAGAATGCTGGACGGGGGATTCAGCAAGAGCATGGGCATGCAATAGAGCGCAGAGCTTGCAGATAGGGCAAGGGCTCGTGGTCCACGGATCACGGGCCCTTTTGCATTTTGTGCGGGTTTACCCTAACGGGGAGGGGTGCACGGACCACGGACCGGGGCTTTTTCGGAGAATTTCGCCATTTACATAGACTTTTTTTGACTCATCATGTTTTTTTTTATTTTTTTGTGAGATTTGGTGTAATAGACGTAATGGTGTAATAGTTCAATGAAATCAATGGGTTAGGAGTGTACAGGACATTACGTGGTGTTTATAGGAGTAATTCTTATAAAATGCGCGCGGAAACAAATTTTGAAAAAAAAAAAACATACTCTTCCCTAAAAAAAGCTACATAAAACCCTGAATTTGACCTCCTGCTTGCGTTGCCTGTGGATTAGTTGCACAATGTAGGCATGAACATTGAAAAGAACATCCCCCTGCCTGGCGGCGTCGACCCCAGAGAGCGCTATCCATTCCCTGACATGGACGTGGGCGACAGCTACCTGGTTGTGGACGCCACCATGATCAAGAACCTGCGCAGCGCAGCCTACATGTACTCGCGTAGGCATCCGGGGACCCGGTTCACCTGTAGACGTTATGGCGAAGGCTGGCGGCTGTGGAGGATTGCCTGATGGCCGGGAAGGACGAGAAGTTTTTGGCTGGCAAAAAGCTGGGCGGCATCGACGGCCGAGTGGAAGAGCGGATCACCCGCCCGGTCAAGCCTTTTAAGGCGCGCGTGCTGTCACCCCAGGAATGGAAGTTTGTGGAAGAGTTTGTGGCTGGTGACGGCCACGTGACTTTGAAAGAGGCCGCCCTGCGTGCCGGGTATTCGGAGAACTGGGCCAAGAACAAGGCACGAGAGCTGACCGACCCGGACATGAACCCGCACATCGTCGCCGCGATCCAGGAACGAAGGCGCGAGCTGGGCGAGAAGTACGCCACCACGTTTGAGCGCCACATGCGCGACCTCCAGGTCATCAGGGACCAGGCTTTGACCGCTGGGGCCTATGGCGCTGCTGTCCAGGCCGAATATCGCCGTGGCCAGGCCTTGGGCACCATCTACATCGACCGCAAAGAGATTAGGCACGGCACGATTGACAGCATGTCCAAGGAAGAAGTGCAGCGCAAGCTGGACGAGATCAAGCGCCTGTACGGGGGCCAGGCTGGCCCTATTGTGGACGTGACCCCCAAGCAGATTGAAGAAGAACCCGAAGAGGAAGACACCGATGGCCCTGAAACCGGAAGCGAACCTGTACAAGAGGGTCCGAGAAAATATCCCAAACTGCCATTTCACCCGGATTGAGTCCAGGGTAAACCTGGGCATCCCTGATGTCCTGTTGGCATTTCCGCACGGGGTGTTTGTGATGGTGGAGCTCAAAGTGGTCAAACGCGGCCGCAAGGTAAACCTGTCGCCTCACCAGGTGGCCTTTCACATCAAGCATGCCGACCTGAACTGCCCGACATATATTTTGGTCCAATATCACCCGGCCGGTACAACCCATGCCAGCAAGTCTGAGCTTCTCCTGTATTGTGGCGAGCAAGCCATTGACCTGGTCAACCTGGGCGTGGACACCCCGGCCCTGGCCCGGTGGCCATGGACGGGCATATCGTGGGCTGAATTGAGAAAACATTTAGTGGACAGTTGACTTGTGTGCCATGGTTGTGTTATGGTGGCCCTGGGCGAACAGCTCGCCCTTAACCACAGAAAGAGAGAAAGACATGCCTTATGCGACGTTCAGAACGCCGCGCGCTTTACCGCGCGCTGAGACGACCCATGCCAAAACCCCCCGACAGTGCACGAAGCCGTGGCTTGGTTGCACGGTTGCTGGGCTTTTGGCTGTTCCATAAAATATTTGGCGGCGACAGTTGACAAGTTGATAAAAGTAGATTTACAATGACACCAGGCCGAGCGATCCGCGACGCCGCAACCCAGAAAGAGAGAAAGACATGCAACACATTATTGAAGCCCTTGTGAAAGACCTGGCCGAGCAGCTGCGCCCAATGGTGGCCGACATGGTGCGCCAGGAAATGGCCGAAGTGGAGTCCAAGCTGTTGGCCACGACCGGCACCCAGCTGGCCGATGTGGCCGAGCACATCGACCTGGCCCAGCTGGCCAAGCATATCGACGTCTCGACCCTGGCGGGCGAGCTGACCGATAGCCAGCTGACCGAGATAGCGGGCGATATTGACCTGTCCGACCTGGCCAGTGAAATCGACCCCGACAAGCTCACTGAAAACCTGGACATCGACGAAGCGATCCGGGACTTTTTCCAAAACAACAGTTTTTCAATTCGGGCATAAGGTGGCCACAATGAAAACTCAAACAAACATCCAAAAGGTGAATCACCTGATGATCATGAACCCGGGCGGCCCTTTGTCCCAGGCTTTCATAATTGAAGCCGTGCGCCGTTATGCGGCCGAGGTGGTCGACGCGGGCGTGCCCGCTGATAACCCCAGGGCGATCATTAGCCCGGCGGCCTGGCACGCCACGGCCGCAGCGATAGCGGACCAGCTAGCCCATTGGCGCGACCAGTGACCCCCAAAACGAAACCCGGCCGCGTGCCGGGTTTTTTATTGGTAGGTAGTTGACAAGTGGATAATGTTAGATTAAAATTTTAATCAGGCCAGCAACCCGCCAGGCCAAAACCCAGAAAGCGAGAAAGATCATGCTCAAAACCGTGAAGCACTCAGGCAACAAAAAAACCGGCCCTATTGCAGTGACCTACCGGGCCGGCGGCCACAATGTTTTTTCCACGTGCCCGAAAACCTGCGCGCTGAATCCCCAGGGCCAGCACGCGGCCGACCTGATCGATGCGGATTACCTGCAGGCCGTTCGCCAGGCTGTGCCCCGTGGTGGCCAGGCCTGGGCATACTCGCATTTTGCTGCGGACCTGTTGCCGGTGCCTGCACCTGGCGAGACCGTGATTAATGCCAGCTGCGACACCATGGCCGACGCCCTGGCCGCCGTGGCCATCGGCCGCCCGGCCGTCGTGGCCGCCCCGGCCGGTACGGTTTGGCCGTACACCGTCGACGGCGTGCGCTTTGTTCAATGCCCGGCCGAGCTGGCCGAGAATTTCAGCTGCGCCGATTGTGGTGGCGGCCGTCCATTGTGCGCACGTGGTGACCGTGATTATGTTGTCGTTTTTGTCGCGCACGGTGCAGGCGCGGCCCTGGTTGGTGACGATAAGCCCGGCGGGTGTTATGGCAATGGCGGCCCCGTTCGCCTGGCCTGGGAGAAAACGAAAACCGGCGGCCATCAGGATGACGCGGCCGAGCTGCAGCGCTTCGCCCGCTCGCTGCCGCCCGGGTCCCTGCTGCGCCACCACGTGGTCGGCGACCTGGGCCTGGCCAAATAAATATTTGTTGACTTGTTGACAAACCGAAAAACATTAGACTAAAATTCAGGCGTCGGGGAATTTTCCCCGGCGTCAACCAAAGAAAGCGAGAAAGCAAAATGGCTCATATGATCGACACCACCACCGGCCGCGCCGCTATTGCATACGCGGGCCAGACCCCCTGGCACGGCCTGGGCCAGGCCCTGACACCTGGGGCCGATATTGACACCTGGACCCGCGAAGCCGGGTTAGGGTACACCGTCCTGGAATCCCCCGTTCAGTATTCGACCCCGGCCGCGACTGAGCTGCAGTCCTGGCCAGCTCGCAAAGTGCTGCACCGTTCTGACACCGGTGCGCCCCTGGCCGTGGTGTCGAATGCTTATAACGTGGTGCAACCTGGCCAGGTTATGGACTTTTTCCGTGAGCTGGTCGAGCTGGGCGGCTTTCAACTTGAAACAGCTGGCGCGCTGAGCGACGGCCGCCGGGTTTGGGCCCTGGCTAGCGTCGGCGACGCGGCCCCCGTGGTCGAGCGCGACCTGGTCAAGCCTTATTTGTTGCTCGGCACGTCATACGACGGGACCATGGCGACGGTCGCAAAATTCACGGCGATCCGCGTGGTTTGCAATAACACAATCACGGCCGCCGTGGGCGGTTACAGTGGCGGCCGCGTGATCCAGGGCGAGCGCGAGACAAGCACGGGCTATCTCAAAAGCGCTGTCCGGGTTTTGCACTCTGAGCGGTTTGATCCCGAGTCCGTGCGCCTGCAGCTGGGAATCGTCGCCAATGCCTGGGAGGGTTTTTTAGTGCAGTCTCGCCAGTTGGCGGCCGCCAGCATGGACCAGGACCAGGCCGACGATTTTGTGGCCGAGCTGTTGCGCCCGTACCATACAAGCGCGCGCCCGGTGACTGAATCTAAGGCTTATGTTCGGATCATGCAGTTATTCAACGGCCAGGCCATCGGGTCCGAGCTGCCAGGCGTGGCCGGTACTCGCTGGGCTATGCTTAACGCGGTAACCGAGCTGGTGGATCATGAGCGCGGCCGCTCGAACAATACCCGCATGGAGTCCGCGTGGTTTGGTGCTGGTGCTGCGCTCAAAGCGCGCGCCGTTGACCTGCTGGCCGTGGGGGTTTGATCATGCGCGAGATTGACTACACAAAAAAGCCGAGCGGCCCGACCCTGCGCGCTGCGATCCGAAAAGCCTTGAACGACGGCGAGACCTGGGTGCAGTTGACCTGGGGAGAGAATCAAATAACGGTCGAGCGTACGCCCTGGGGCCTGGACGGCCATGGCTGGATTGGCCGCCACGGCGGCCAGGACCTGGTGAACGAGCTGCGCCCGCGTTGACCTGGCCGCCCTGGTCACCGAGCCCGCCACCTGGCGGGCTTTTTTATTTGTTGCACTCAGTTGATTTATTAGACTAAAATTCAAGCCCCGGCCACGGTGGCCGGGATCAACCCAGAAAGAGAGAATTTTTATGTCCTGCTTTGTTGTCTCTGATTACCACGTTTCCGCCCTGGTTAACTGGGGAGCCCGTGCCGGTGCGATCCCAGGCATAAGCCCCGACGCCCTGGCGCATGAGCTGGCCAGCGCTAACCGGTCCGCTTTCAGTTGCCGCTATCTGGGCCGCTACGATTCCGAGCTGGTCCCGTTCGGCGGCCTGGACCGTTCGGCCGGTGCCGACCTGGCACCGGTGGCCATTGTCAAGGCCTGCGATTGTCTCGAGTACCAGGCCAGCGACTGGACCTGCTGGGACCGGTCCGACGTGGCCGCGCACCTGGCCGCGATCCGGGCCGCTGCGCAGGCCGCGTGCCTGGGTGGCCGTTATCACGCCAAGCCCTGGCCGCTGCCTGGGTATGACGCGGCCGCCTGGTCTCTCGACGAGCCCGAGCCCGAGCCGGTCGACCTGGTGGCCGACCGCCTGGCCGCTGCCCTGGGGGATATGAGCGAGCCCGAGCTGGCCGCGATCCGGTCCGCCCTGGTGGCCGTGGCCGCCGACCGTCGCGCGGCCGAGCTGGCCAGGGGTGCAGCATGAGCGCCCCGAGCCCTGAACAGCTGGCCGCCGTGGCCGCTTATGCCGCCCGGCACGGCCGCACCTGGCGTGCCGACCTGGGGACCGCCTGGTCGACTGGCCGAGATACCCGAGAGCCCGACGGGCACCTGCTGCGCCAGGTGCGCAACACTTACGGGCCCGCCTGGCTTGCCACTGTCACCCCGGCCGACCTGGCCGCCAGGGGTGCAGCATGA